AAGACTTTACCTGATCCATCGACTAAAGAATGGTGGTATCAATTGAAGTCAGAGACAAATGACAGTTGGCTCAAATCGGCACCAGATCGTTTCAGAGATGAAATGTGGACTCTTTCAAACAAAGATCGTAAAGTATTTTCAGTCAAAAACTTAGACAGAGTAATCAATCTATCAGCACAGTTAATTAGAAGAAATGAATACACCTAAATCTCCATGTAAAGAAATTTGTGATTATGATCCTGTTATTCAACATTGTCAATCGTGCGGTCGAACCCTTCAAGAGATAGAAGAATGGTTCGCAGCAACCAAAGATCGTAAAGTCGAAATCATCAAGACAGCCAAACAAAGGTTGAAGAAATGAAAAAGTTTGTGGTAACCGGTGCGAGTGGTTATATTGGCTCGCATATGTGCTATGAATTGCGTAAAGCCTATCCTGATTGTTTCATCATCGCCATCGATAAGCATAGAAAACATAAACTCGACCATCTTTATGATGTATTTGATTTGAGAGATATTTCAAAGACAAATGCAAATCTCTTTGAGTTTCACAAAGGTATCGATTGCATCTTTCACTTTGCTGCACTCGCAGTTGTTCCTGAGAGTGAAGAAAAGCCTTACACATATTATCGCAATAATGTTTTGAGCACCGTCAAGATGATGGATGAGGCTATCCATTATGGTGTCAAGAACTTTGTTTTCTCTAGCACTTGTGCGGTGTATGGCACACCAAAGAGTTTGCCTATTAGTGAAAGTGAAAAGAAGAAGCCTGAGAGTGTTTATGCAGCAAGTAAAAGCATTGCAGAAGATATTCTTCTCGCTGCTGAAAAAGAACATGGTGTTCGTGTTTCTTTGCTGAGATACTTCAATGCAGCAGGTAGAAGTGTTGAAGCCAATCTATATGAAGAACATGAACCAGAAACACACTTGATTCCTAATTTAATCAAACACAATAAAGTTACTGTGTATGGCAACACTTATGATACACCAGATGGTACCGCCGTTCGTGATTATATTCATGTGATCGATCTTTGCCGAGCCCATATCAAAGCATATGAATACATGGAAAAGAATGATAAAGGAATAGTATGTAATCTAGGAACAGGTCAAGGTCACTCTGTTATGGAAGTTATTGACAAGGTAGAAGTAACTCAAGGAAAGTCACTTTTGATTGAGTTTAAGCCTAGACGGAATGGTGATCTTCCAATCTTGTATTCCGATACGACTAAGATGAGAAATGACTTGCAATTCCTACCTGAGCATGATATAGTATCTATTATAGAGTCAATGAGGAACTAGATCATGCCATATGTGTCCGCAGATGTTTATGTTGATCTTGATGATTTAGATGATGATGACCTGATAGATGAACTTGAAAAACGTGGTTTCGTTGTTTTAGATAAAGGACAGAAAAAAGAAATTCATACATTAGATGATGGAATGGAAGAAGTCATCTGGCGCTTTCGGCGTGGCTATATACTGGATGCAATGATCTTGCTGGAAAGACTTTATCCAGATTTGTATGGTATGACTAAATTAGTTAGGAGTTAAAAATGGAAGTTTTAATTGTATTGATCGCATTAGCCGCAGTTGGTTTTGCTGCCTATTGGATGCTCAACATCAGAGAAGGTCAGAATATCTTCGACCTCAACAAAGATGGCCAGGTCAGTAAGGCTGATGCTGAGGTTGTTGTCGAAAAGGCTAAGAAGAATGTTCGCAAGGCTGTTAATAAGACAGCGAACAAAGTTGCCGATAAGACAAAGGCGCCTGCTAAGACTAAGACAGCGGCTAAGCCTAAGTCAAAGACTAAGTAATCAATCGCGGGGTTGGTATAGATAGATGTGCGCTAGCCTTCCAAGCTAGATAGGACCAGAGCGTTACTGGCACCCCGCTCCACTATAACTGAGACAGGAGAATAACCATGCGTCTCGTAACTACATTAGCTGCAATTACATTATTTGTAATACCGACTATCGCAGAAGCACAGCAGCAACGAGGTCGACAAGGCGGTGGTTATTCTCCTCCTTCTCGTAATTATGTTCAGCGAAATTATAGACCTAATAATAACTACTACAGAAATAGTGGAAATTATTATCGCAACAATGGCAATAGATATGTCCAGAATAACTATTATGGTGGCCGTGGTTATGGCGGCGGCTGGAATAATGGTGGTGCTATCGCCGCAGGTGTCGGGCTTGGTTTACTTGGCGGCCTTATCGGTGGTGCTTTGATCAATCAGCCTGCTTATGCAGCGCCGGTTATTCAACAGCAATGTTTCCGTCAAGTGCTTGGTTATGATGCTGCCACAGGTCAGACAATTTCGCAAGTCGTTTGTAATTAATTTTTCATAAAAGGTGAACTATGCATCATGCGAGAGTGGTTGCTGTTACGCAACCGATTGAAAGTGTTACTGGCTGTAAGTCAGCCGATGAACTTATTGCCTATGTAGCCCGCGTTTCTAATCCTTCAAATCAAAACAATACTGAGACCGCACCAAAGTTGTTGCGGTATTTGGCTAAACATAAACATTGGTCACCATTTGAAATGGTTTCTGTGTGTATGGAAATTGAAACGACACGCGACATTGCTCGTCAGATTTTACGGCATCGTTCGTTCTCGTTTCAAGAGTTTAGCCAGCGTTATGCCGATCCTACAAAAGACCTCGGTTTTGAACGCCGCGCGGCTCGTTTGCAAGATACAAAGAACCGTCAAAACTCAATTCAATTAGACACTGCTAACAATCTTGAACATCGTGAGTTATATAAAGATTGGGAAGATGCACAGATTGATGTAACAATTGCTTCACGAAAAGCCTACGAATGGGCAATCAATAATGGTATTGCAAAAGAACAGGCCCGTGCTGTTCTGCCAGAAGGTCTTACTATTTCGCGTATGTATATGACTGGTTCTGTCCGTTCATGGATTCACTATTGTCAATTGCGTTGTGGTGTTGAAACTCAACACGAACATCGTGAAGTTGCATATTCCGCTTGGTATGCTTTGACTGCACAATTTCCATCTTTGAGAGATACTTTAGAAATAGGAATTGTATGATGCGTATTCGTAAAAAGCCTATTGAAGTTGAAGGTGAACAAATTGATGATTACAATATCAAATATCTTTCCTCATGGTGTGGAGGTATTGTAAAGTTCCGCGAAGATAATCTCACACCTTACATTATGATACCGACGCTAGAAGGTTCTATGCGAGCCGAAAAAGGCGATTGGATCATCAAGGGTGTGAATGGTGAGTTTTATCCTTGCAAAGATAGTATCTTCAAGAAAACCTACGATGTTATCACAGGTGAAAAAGCTGGTGATGATAAAATCATGGTTGATGGAATCGTTGAGCATGAAGACGGTTCTGCAACCGTGACGTTTGAACTTAGTGATGAGATGGTCAAGACTTTTGCTAAGATTGGTCTTGAGGCGGTTTTGTTAGAAAGTGTAGAAAACTTTTCTAAGGAACAGAAGAATGAAAGTTGATATTGGTCCTTATCCTGGTCGTGCGACGGTCTTACCACTCTTATACTGGTATCAAAAGAAGAAGTATAAGAAGCCTTACTATATGATTAAGTCAAGTGAGGTGACAAACTTTGATAAAAAGTTAGAAAGTTTCTTTGATGTAATTCAAGATATTATTGATGCGACAATCAATAAGTATTACTTTTACAAGAAGAAACAGAAGATCAAGGTTCGCATTGATCGCTATGATACATGGAGCATGGATTATACTCTAGCTCATATCATTCATCCTATGCTTCTTCAACTAAAAGAAACGAAGCACGGTTCACCTTTTGTTGAAGATAAGGATGTTCCAAAGCATTTACGCTCGACTGCTGCACCACCAAAAAAAGATGAATGGGACACAGATGAGTTTCATGAGGCTCGTTGGGAATGGGTTCTTGATGAAATGATCTGGGCTTTTGAGTGTATGCTTGATGAAGACTGGGATAGCCAGTTTCATTCAGGTGAGTTTGATTATACATGGGTCGAAGCCGGTGAATATGATGGTGAAAAGACCTATCAGATGAAAAACGGTCCAAACCATACTCATGTGTTTGATAAAAAAGCATATGATAAGGCTTGGAAGAGGCGTAATCATGCAATGATGCTATTTGGCAAATACTATCACGCTCTGTGGGATTAATCATGGCAACCTGTAAAACTTGTGGTGCGAAATTCAAAAACCTCTTCGGTAAAGAATATGAACAATCACATCGTTGTTCAGCCACAATCTTTGATTTTGGTGGTCAAACCTATCTTGTAGGACATTATGGTTCAGTCATCGCAGATGGAGAATTATATAATGTCTTGACAGATAACTATAAACGTGGTATGATATGTGATAATTGCATCCAAAAAGGATTAGATGCAGGCGACTTTGAACTTGAAAGTCAAAACAATTATTTTGGTATTGGATTTTGAAAGGAAAAACTATGCGTGGTTCTGAATACGGCCTTAACATTCTCGAAACTCAACTTCGTCAGCGTGAGTTTGACGGAAAGTGGGAGAGATTGGCTAAGATTGTGGACTATGATAGCAAGTATACCTACAACACGGAATCAGGTTCTCGCGTGACCTTGATCCCTGAAAAGTGGGTTACGATTGGTGTGTATGATTATCTTTTGGAGATTGTTGACTAATGGCACTAAATGTAAAACTTCACCGTCTCATCGATGGCATTGAAATGCTCGGTGATACCACAGAAACAGATACGCATATTACGGTAAAGAATCCTGTCCGCGTTGCTATCATTCCATCTAAAACTGATCCTAAAACTCCTACGGTTGGCTTCGCACCTTGGGCGGAGTTTTCCGAAGAAAAAGAGTTTACAATTCATAAGGCTCATGTTATAGTTACAATGACGCCGGTAAAAGAGTTTGTAAATCAATACAACACTATGTTCGGCGGAATCATCGCACCCACAAACAAGCTAATTGTACCGTAATGAAAGATTTCTACACTAATGTTGTAGTATATGGTTCTAGAATTTTGTATCGCGGCGTCCATAACGGGCGCCGCGTTCGCAATAAAGTGGACTATCATCCTACTCTTTTCGTTCCTTCAAACAAACCGACGGAGTTTAAGACTGTCACAGGTGAATACTTGGCTGAGATGAAGCCAGGTAATATCCGTGATTGTCGTGATTTCGTAAAGCAGTATGAAGGCGTTGATGGCTTCAAGATTTATGGCAATCAGAAGTATGAATATGTTTTTATCTCTGACAATCATCCGCATGAAGTTGATTGGGACTTAGACTTCATCAACGTCTGCAACATCGATATTGAGGTCGGTTCAGAGAATGGTTTCCCTGAGCCTAATGATGCGCGTGAACCTATCACAGCCATTACCATGAAGATGGGTAGTGGTAAATTTATCGTGCTTGGTTGCGGCGACTTCAATAACGTCCGTGATGATGTTCGCTATATCAAGTGCCGTGATGAAATTGATTTGATCAAGCGGTTCATTGATGAGTGGGAAGGTGATTATCCAGATATTATCACTGGCTGGAACGTGAAGCTGTTCGACGTTCCTTATCTTGTCAATCGTATTCGCAACTTGCTCGGCGAGGACACTGCAAAGCGTCTCTCGCCTTGGGGTGTTTTGAATGAACGTGAGGTTAACTTTGGGCCTGGTCGCCAATTCAAAACATATAACATTCTCGGTATTTCTAATCTAGATTATATCGATCTGTATCAGCGATATGCTCCTGAAGGCAAGTCGCAAGAATCCTATAAACTTGATAACATTGCCCATGTTGAATTGGGTGAGCGTAAGTTGTCGTATGAAGAATATGGCAATCTACATTCACTCTATCGTGATAACTATCAATTGTTCATTGAGTATAACATCAAGGACGTGGAACTCATTGAACGCCTAGATGATAAATTGAAACTGATTGAACTCGCTCTCACTCTAGCCTATGATAGTAAGACAAACTATGATGATGTGTTCGCACAAGTTAGAATGTGGGATGCACTAATCTATAATCATTTGCGTGAACAAAACCTTGTCATTCCACCTATCACACAGAATAGGAAAGATGCCGCATATGTTGGTGCATATGTGAAAGATCCGATTATCGGTATGCATAAGTGGGTTGCATCGTTTGACTTAAACTCTCTATATCCGCATTTGATTATGCAGTATAACATTTCACCTGAGATGTTTATTGATCCAAGTAATTGGCCTACTGAGTTACACCGTATTCGTGGTGTATCTGTGGATTCTTTGCTTGATCAAGAAATCGATACAAGTGGTCTCAAAGAACTTGGTGTTACGCTCACACCTAATGGTCATTTCTTCCGCGCAGATAAGCAAGGCTTTCTGCCTGAAATGATGGAGACAATGTATAATGATCGCACTAAGTATAAGAGCAAAGCAATCGAGGCTAAGAAAGAACTAGAAAAAGAAACTGACAAAGCTAAACGATTTGAGATTGAAAAACGAATTGCTCGTTATAACAATCTACAGTTGGCTAAGAAAGTTTGTTTGAACTCAGCTTACGGTGCGCTAGGCAATGAATATTTTCGCTTCTTCGATATTCGACAGGCGACAGCAATCACCACATCTGGTCAGTTGTCGATCCGTTGGATTGAAAAGAAGATGAATGAATATATGAACAAGATCCTTAAAACTGAAGGTGAAGATTATGTTATTGCAAGTGATACGGATTCGATTTATCTGTCTATGGGTCGATTGGTCAACGCGACTATTGTTGACCAGAATCCATCTGCTGGAACAGCAGAAGTTATCGCCTTCATGGACAAAATCTGTGAAGCTAAAATTCAGCCATTTATTGACAAGTCTTATGCTGAACTTGCTCGATATGTTAATGCCTTCCAACAAAAAATGATGATGAAGCGTGAGGCTCTTGCTGATAAAGGTATCTGGACAGCTAAGAAGCGTTACATTCTCAACGTGCATAACAATGAAGGCGTGCAGTATGCAAAGCCAAAGTTGAAGGTGATGGGTCTTGAAATGATCAAGTCATCCACACCATCGGCTTGTAAAGAAAAGTTGTGGCACGCCATTGATCTTATCTTCAACAAAGATGAAGATTCCGTCATTCAATTCATCGATGATTTCAGACAGGAGTTTAAGACACTTAATCCTGCTGACATTGCCTTTCCTCGTGGCGTGAATGGTCTCACGAAGTATAAAGGCACAGGCAATGCAATCTATGGTGACAAGACACCAATTCATGTTCGTGGTTCTCTTGTCTATAATCACCTGTTGCAGAAGCACAAGTTGACCAAGAAGTATGAGTTGATCAAAGAAGGTGAGAAGATCAAATTTATCTATCTCAAAGAACCAAACACAATTCAGAGCAACATCATTTCATTCCCGAATATGATTCCGCCTGAATTTGAAATTGCTAAGTTCATCGACTATGATACACAATATGAAAAGTCTTTTGTTGAGCCTTTGAAGATTGTCTTGGATAGCATTGGCTGGAAGACAGAGCATGTATCAAGTCTAGCGGCTTTCTTTAGCTAAATAGCTGCATGAACATTCTAGTCTTTCTAACTGGCATCGCAATATCGATGGTCGCCGCTTTCTATTCGATTGTCGGCTTGACCACGATATTTGCTGGTGCATTTTGGCCTATCGTTATCATGGGTTCTGTGTTAGAAGTAGGCAAACTTGTAGCCACATCATGGCTCTACAATAATTGGTCGGTTGCACCAAGGTTTATCAAATACTACTTGACTGTGGCTGTTACCGTTCTCATGCTAATCACCAGCATGGGTATATTTGGTTTCCTTTCAAAAGCACACATAGAACAAACTCTGTCACTAAACACAGGCGTCACCGAGCAGATACAGGTCGTTGATAGCCAGATAAAGTTTATTGAAGATTCTATATACGATATAGATAAACAGGTAGCACAGATTGATAGTGCTATCGATAAGATGACTGAGAGAAACCAAGCACAGTCATCACTAAGAGCCGCAGACCAGCAACGTAAGACGAGAACGGAACTTGTCAATCGTAAACAAGAAGAAATCAAAAAGCTATCTCTGCTAAAGACAGAAAAGATCAAGTTTGAATCTGAGTTTAAGAAGATCGAAGCCGAAGTTGGTCCAATCAAGTATGTGGCTGAGATAATTTATGGCGGTTCTGATAAAGAAGTGGTTGACAAAGCCATCCGATTTGTTATAATACTTCTTATATTCGTTTTTGATCCTTTGGCTATTCTATTGTTATTAGCCTACAATGTATCAAAAAATCGTGATAGTGTTCCTGAGTTTTTAGATATGAGCGAGGTGACGAGTGACGGACTTCAAAGTCAACACAATCGAAGCGGAGAAAAGGCCGTGGGGATTGTGGGAAGTAATCGAAAAAGGAAAAGGTTACAAAGTAAAGAAACTGACGATTGAACCTAATCAAGCCATTAGTTTACAATGGCACGAACATCGTTCTGAAACATGGTGTATTGTAGGTGGAGAAGGCATCGTCAAGTTGGGTGAAAAAACATTTGAGGTCAAAGCAGGTGACACCTTTGTAGTTCCAGTAGGAAGATTACATAAAGTTACTGCACATGAAACAGGTCTTGTAGCAATCGAAGTTCAACTCGGTGAGATTACCGAAGAATCCGATATTAAAAGACCGCCACAATAAGGAGAAACTTATGGCTGATATTTTTTCAAGTCTCCTCAAGGAGACAGGTAATGAGTATGCAGGTATTGTAGATGATGGTGTGGAAGCTGGTGACGTTACTGGTTTCATCGGCACCGGCAGTTACAGTCTCAATGCACTACTTTCAGGTTCCATCTATGGTGGGCTTCCTGCAAACAAAGTCACCGCACTCGCTGGTGAACCTTCAACTGGTAAGACATTCTATGCAATCAACATTTGTCGCCAGTTCCTTCAAGACAATCCAAACGGTTTTATTTTCTACTTCGAATCTGAGTCGGCTATCTCTAAGCAGATGCTTGCAGATCGTGGTGTAGATACAAAGCGTGTTGCGATTGTTCCTGTTGCAACCATTCAGGAGTTTCGCACACAGGCTGTAAAGATCCTCGACAAGTATATTGATCAAAAGGGTGACAAGCCGCCGATGGTTTTTGTCCTCGACTCTCTCGGCAATCTTTCAACAGAGAAAGAAATGGCTGACATTGCTGATGGTAAAGACACACGCGACATGACCCGCGCACAACTTATTCGCGGCGCTTTCCGTGTTCTGACACTGAAACTCGGTAAGGCTAAGGTGCCATTGATTGTTACGAACCACATCTATGATGTTGTCGGTGCTTATGTGCCAACAAAGAAGATGGGTGGTGGTTCTGGTCTTGAATATGCCGCATCGACAATTATCTTCCTCTCAAAGAAGAAAGATAAGATGCTTGATGATGATAGCGGCCGCACAGGTACCGTTGTCACTGCACATTCAAAGAAGGCTCGCTTGACCATCGAAGATAAGAAGATTGAAACTTGGCTAAATTACCAGACAGGTCTTGATCCATATTATGGTTTGCTTGACATTGCCGAGAAGTATGGCATCTTCAAGAAAGTCTCAACTCGATATGAATTACCTGATGGTTCAAAGGCTTTCGAGTCACAGATTGTCAAGAACCCTGAGAAATTCTTCACTCAGGATATCTTAGATCAAATTGATGAGGCTTGCAAGAAAGAGTTCTTATATGGTGGTGCAGCCGATACCGTAGATGAAGATGTTGAGGAGGAAGACAATGATTGATGAAAGTTTACTTTTACAAGTTCAATATACTTGGGTAATTGATATTCTGAGACGAATGGAAGGTGTTATGGTTTCTGAAAGCACAGACGAAGAAAAACTACAGCAACTCCAATACCTGATTAAACAAGCCTTGAAAGCGGAGGCAAACAATGATTGAAAATGGTGATTTCCGCTTTAGAGATGATTTGATTAAAGATCAAAATACTGAAACTGTTCCTATTGAAATCTTGACAGGACCGTATAAAGGTGTTATACTTCGTTATACTAAGGTTGGTGTTTCAGAGTTAGAAGACGGTACCGCCAAGCTACAATTCCAATATGATTTGTTAGAGATGGGTGACAACTCAGAAACGAAACTTCGTTCTGATACTCGTTTTGAAACTCATGCAGGATTGTTACTGAACCACCTTATTCTTGAATCGATAGAAGGACAGGCAGATGCAAATCGAGAAGACTATCTTGAAGAACCTGATGAAGAACGAACCGTTCATGCGGAAAGTTCTTCCGTTTCTAAAGGATGAGTATTTCACGGTTGAAGAGGATAGAGTCCTTTTTCGTGAGATCAAGGACTTCATTCTAAAATATAACAATCTGCCGACACCTGATGCATTGACATTGGAGATTGATAGTCTCCGTAATGTCAAAGAAGATCAAGTAAAGTCGATTGTTAAAACAATTGAAGAACTGCATCAAGATTCCATTGATACGAATGTTGATTGGCTTTCTGAGAAGACTGAGAAGTTTTGTCAAGAAAAAGCTATCTATCATGCAATCATGTCATCAATAGAAATCATGAATGATAAGGGTGGCGCTCTCACAAAGGGTGCCATCCCTCAATTGCTTTCTGATGCACTAGCCGTATCTTTTGATCCGAATGTTGGTCATGATTATCTTGAAGACTTCGATGATCGTTATGAATACTATCATCGCGTTCAAGAAAAGATTCCATTTGATCTAGACTTCTTCAACAAGATCACCAAAAACGGTTTGCCTAAGAAAACTCT